CTCCTCGGCTTCGACCTCCTCCTCGGCTTCGACCTCCTCCTCGGCTTCGACCTCCTCCTCGGCTTCGACAATTTCATATTGTATATTGTGTTTCACTGGTGTAACAACGATGCAGTCCGCAGCATTATCGTCGTCGGCTGTGGTTTCACAATCAGGTTCAACCTTAATGTGAACTGGGTCAGTGCGGCGCACAACCTCGCAAGACGAATTGCAGCAGCAACTATTCTTGCGAAATTCGGGAAGAGAATAAATGAGATTTTCCAAACACTTGTTACGCTTGGACAACTTTTTATTTTTCTTGGACAACTTCTTATTCTGCGTAACTAGTTGCTGAACCAATGGCAATGCCATAAGTGCATCATAGTTCGCTTGGAGTTCTTGGTTAAGGGATGACATTATATCAAATTAGATGCAATATGCTATTGCAATATGACGCTTTCAATTTTTTACAAAGTACCAAATGATATATGTAATATTACAATTATCATTCATAATTTTTACCACATTATGCGTTGCCATTCCGCTGGGAATAAGTCAGTTACATCGTTTTTTGCACTTGGACCAAACCACGTGTTTGGATAACATACTTGTTTATTCGGCGTTTGATTTAAATACGCCCCCCACCAGCTGAATGTACTATTTGCAATGATGTTGTCGTTACAACTTGCCATAAGCAACATCTGTTCCCAGTCGCTAATCGTACTATCTGCTCTTATAAAATTTACGCCATAAACCATGGATTTAATCTGTGCAATCATAATAGACACTGTATCTAGGTCTTTTTCTTCGCAAAAATACAATACGTTGTATTCAGATCCACTACGACGCAATCGGTTCAGTGCCGATACATAATATTGAACGGGCATTATCGGATGATAATTCTGAATGTTTTTATAATCACCAATTCGAAAATGCATGCCAATCGTATGTACATTTTCCGCAAAGTAGCTGGCGTAATAGTTACGAACGCGTTCAAGCTGGACAGGTAAATTCATAAGGGCGCATATGGTCTCATAATATTCTTGAAAATATTTCGGGCTTTGAAAATAACCGTAAAGTTGTACCTTTGGCACATCAAACGATGGAATGTGATTAAATCGGTATCCATCTTCGTTGAATGAAGGAAATAACGATAAAGCGTCGGTCGTATACTGCGCATTATTGTAAGTCGTCATATGTTTGATCGTTCTAAATATATTATCCCAGTAAGTCGGGCGTATAGTTCCCGTGGTTAATGTCTCTGTGTACGGCAGTATGATACGTCTCGACGTGCGAATTCCATATGAGATGCATGCAAATAACTGAAACAGCTGGTTTCCAAGCCCACCCATAAGAAAAACTGTAACTACTTTTTGGTCAGACATTTGTAATGTGTTTATTTAACCGCGTAGGTTTATGTTGTTTATGTTAATATTTACACTCTTGAAAATTAAAATCCAAAGTTTTCTTTCATAATATCTGTCTTGCTCGGTCCCTTCTGTTTTTCACTTTGACGTTTTACTTTATATACGCCAGTTGTATTGCTATTGTATTGCACTGGTTTGCCGCCGTAAATATTCGCCCCTAGATCTTCAACATCGTCGTGTAGTTCGGGCAATATACGCGTCATTGGCTTTTCAACGACCAATAACATATGGTCTGTTTTTAGTAACTTTCGATACTCTTGAATGGTAAGATTGCCATAAAATTTGTCCAATAGATAATATGGGTCAGGCGCAGGTTTGATATTTTTATTGTATCCAGACGCCTTGCCGTATATTTGATTAATAAGATGGTATCTCTCAAACTTGGTGGTATCGTCAATGTTCTCTTTCATTAAATATGCAACTGCACATTCAGGACGACAAAAAGATCCATATCCACACATTTCGTCATTTAATTCAAATTTTGGAATATAACAGGCTGGATTATCATACTCGTATGTGCACCAGAAACAGGCCGACTTTTTGTCTTGGTTAGACGACTTATACAGTTTAATTTTAAGATTCTTTAATTTAGACGTGATGTCTTTCATATTCACGTCATTCGACTTATCTGATTTAATATCAAAAAAATCAGGCGCGTTTTCACTGCACTTGCTGCATATGTGATTGTTTGGCAATTGAATCAATGGAGGTAGATCGTACGCAGTTTTATCAGAAGCATTGTTCAAGTTAGTCGTTTCGCTATTACTAGTCATATTATAAGAAGCATATTTATCAATCGTGTCTTTGTCATTGAACGTGACAATAGAGGGGGGGACGGCGGGATTATATTCTAATGGGTTGCCGAGTAACGTTTTTCTGCTTTCATTTTGCATATTTAAATCTGATAATGAACACTTCAAATGCAAAATGATATTATTTATTTGCGACAGCGGCGGCGCAGGTTCAGCATCCTTTACAACTAATTTGCCGCCCTTCGGTTTTCGTCCACGTTTCTTGGGTGCGTTATCGCTGGGTTCTACAAGCGGTGAGGGAGAATCTGTTAGAACAATTGATATATTTTGTTCGGCGACTAATGCATCACTCGCAACGGGTTCTTCGGTCTTCTTCTTTCTGCCTCTTCGCGCTTTGACTGGTTCAATAGAAATATTATTATCCATAGTATATTATAATAATATCTAGACGAAAACCTTTTTATACCCTTTAATAATTGTTTTTGGGGGTAACACATTAAGCAGAAGATGTTCGGGCGTCATAACACGCTCTACATAGAGGAACATAAATATCGGAACCAATAACTACCTGCGCATTATCAGTTGTCGTGCGATGCGAGAATATGGCATTATTTCCACACGCGTCGCATCTAGATGCCAATTTGACCACCTTATCGCATATAGGAATTAAATCTAACAACGCACCAAACTTTCTGCGTTTAAAATCTCCGTCTAATCCACATACGTAGACCCGTTTTTTGTATGTTTCTACCAGTTTATATACTGTTTCGTACAAATCAGGGAAGAACTGCCCTTCATTTATTAGTATAACATCAATATTCGCAAGGCGGGACTCGTCACATACATCTGATATCATATTTGTAAAAACGCACGGTATCATAACCTTATCGTGAGTAGAAAGCATTGTGCTGTGGTAGCGGGTGTCACCAGAATAATTGATAACCTTGATATTGCTTGTCTCGTATAACTGATTGTAAATGTTAATTAAGTGGGTAGTTTTCCCAGAAAACATGGGTCCAACGACAATTTCTAAATATCCTCCTGTTAAATTTGGTTGAACCGCGCTCATTTGTATTATAGATATAATAATCATCTAGGATTTCAACGTATTCAATTTTACAAACAACATAATGTAAAATACATAAATAGAACGGGTTGTATATTTACAACAAACAAATGCAGTCGAATGATAATATCCCGTGGGTTGAAAAGTACCGTCCAACAAACTTTGATAATATAGTACTTGATCCAGCAAACCGAACGTTGTTTACCAATATTATAGCGAATGAATATTTTCCAAATGTGCTTTTTTATGGACCCCCTGGCACAGGAAAAACTACCACGATTATTAATTTAATCCGCGAATTTCAGATAAAATGCAATCAGCGACAACAGGGGACGGTGTTGCATTTAAACGCATCGGATGAGAGAGGAATTGACATTATTCGCAATCAAATACAACAATTTGTGAAATCCAATAATATGTTTGAATCTGGATTGAAATACGTAATATTGGATGAGGTAGACTATATGACAAAGAACGCACAACAAGCATTAAAGTACCTAATTCAATCATCCAGATACAATGTTCGGTTTTGTTTAATATGCAATTACATAAGTAAGATTGACGCGTCATTGAAAAACGAATTTATATGCATTCGGTTTAACCAGCTACCAAAACAAGAAATTTATAGATTTATAAAATCGGTAGCGTCAAATGAGAACATTCAGTTATCTGATGACGTAATTGCGTCAATTCAAGAGATGTATAACTCGGACATTCGCAGCATGGTGAATTTCATCCAACTAAACCAGAAAATGGAGAACTGGACGAATAGCATAATATCCACGATTACATGGGAAACCCTGCATACGTTATTTATACGCAATGACTATACAAAAACGTTAACATTCATACAAGAAACAAGCGTAAAGTACAACATTGACAAAAAGGCGCTAATAAAGAAGTATTTTAATTATGTGATAAGAAATCACGCCAGATATGTTACTCCGCAATTTCTGGATACAGTAGAAGTAGTATTGCATACTACTGACATGGGCATTACAAACGTTCTTTTGTATCTATGTCATCATCTTTATCAATGAACATAAAATTGAAGAAGCTAACAAATTAGAATTCGTATGCAAATACTATTACTATGAATACGAATATAGATGCCGAATGGATGAAATTCATCTCAAATCAGGCGACGGGGAATTACGGGAATGCGGTATCATCCAATAATTACGGCCAATCTGCTGCTAAGTTGGCTACATCTTGTGGCGACAGTGACAATGAAGATGACGATGAAATGAAACCGTCTGCAATTGCCCCTGACGGTGACGATTTGTATATATCAACCACAACCAAGGTAATGTTCTTAAATCAGCAGATAGACATATATAAAGTGTTTTGGAATATTCCAATTGTAGAATACTGGCGACCACAAGCGGGCATTTTAAAAAAGCAGATTAAGGTAGTGTCTAATACACCCGAAGAATTTGCGGAATATCAGGCGAAGTTGCAAGGTGTGCCATATTACAATGAAAACATTATCAAACAAATAAACAACCCGACCGCCCGCAGATTAAAGTTCAAAGACGAACGCAAAATTACAATCGGTCTATCTAAAAAGGATATTATGAATTGTAGGGGAAAGGTGAAAAATGCATTTTACAACTGTTTTGCGATTATTATGCGTTTTATGTACGAAGGTGCGTTTCGCGAAATGCACGTGAAAGTCTTTAATACTGGAAAGATGGAAATCCCAGGCGTTATAAATGAAGAAATACTAACAATGGTAAAACGCAACATACTCAGCTTAATACAGCCATATGTAGACCTCCCATTAGAATTTATTGAAACTGCCGAGGAAAACAACATTCTGATCAATTCCAACTTCAATTGTGGGTTTTTCCTAAACCGCGATGTATTGCACGCCACATTGCGCAGTTCTAAGTACGGCATAGAGACCGCATATGATCCGTGTAGTTATCCTGGCGTAAAATGCAAGTTTTATTTCAACAACCGACTTGCATTAGATGACCCAATGCAGAATGGACAAATATTGTCAGACGATCGCGGAATGAAGATGAGCGAAATCGGAGACAATAAAACATATACCGAGGTGTCGTTTATGATTTTCCGCACAGGAAGTTGTTTGATAGTCGGCAACTGCTCGGAGCCAGTATTGCAAGTAGTGTATAGATTTATCCGAAACATATTGCGCGAAGAATATTCGTCCATATATGTTCCCACTAGCGACCAACCTATAAAAATAAAGAAACCGAAAATTAGAAAGCGTACAGTGGAATTCACTGTGCCAAGCATTTTAGGGGGTGCTGTATAACCAATTAACCAATTCTACCATATTGCCTGCTTCATATTTTTCTTTTACTGTGTCGCGACATAGACTAAACTTGGTAAGTATTTGGTCGTTTTTATCTTGTTCCGATACCGAGCCGCTGCGTACCCGTCTCATTTTTTCACTCTTGATAATCATTGCATTCAGTAAATCCATATATGCAGAAAAGTTGGGTTCAAAGATGCATTGGATATTTTCTAAATATATGCTTGCAAAGTCCAGTTTATCCACTGCATACAAGTACCGCAATAGAAATTCGTCGCAAATCGCCTTTCGGTCGGCAAATGTATAGGTTTGATTATTCCAATAAAACAAGACATTTACTACTTTTAGTATGCGTGAATACATATTTCTCCATTCGTGACTATTAAAACTCAATAAGTCATCAGACATAGTTAGGATGTTGCTTATAGTATTGGAAGTATTGTCTTCCGCATCGTCACGCATTTCAAAGATCGTTTTTTTGTATACGAAGAGAACTGCATCCGTATTATTTAAACTATGGGTTAAATTAGATAGATGTATCTGTTCAATGTATTCCAAAAAATAATAACAAGCCTGTTGCGAGTGGTACTTGGCGTGTTCAATATTCTTTTTTTGCAATAATACATATTCAAATACCCGATGTATCGCATTTACGCCAATAGATTGTATTATTGGCAGTTTGTCGGAGGATTTAATGACCTCTGATTTATCAATATGTACAAACAGTTCTCTAATTGCGTGAAAATAATGTTCGGCAATAGATTGTTTTAGCGATTTTGGCGGATGAAAGGCCATATGTACTAAATGTGTATACATATGGATGGTATACAAATGTACGTTTAATTACGCGCCCTTTCCAACATTTAGAAAAATTATATAATTATTCGTTAGAATGACTTAAAGTATTCTCTCACATATAATTTATATTCGACATAATGGATAAAGCAAACGACAAACAAGCGCTGGTTACGAGTAATGGGTATAGATTGCCAGAGAATAATACACTACAACACGCGACAAAGCTATCAATTGTAGAGGACAAGCCGATTATGATGGACTATTGGACAAGTTCGCTAGATAAGTCAGTCCTAATTGGCGTAAAGGATAATACCGAGAAGCTGTTGGTAAAGAGCGAGGAAGAATATACCAGCCCCGTCTCTAAAATATATAAGGTCGGCAAAGAGTACATCATTATGACGGAGAACTCTATTTACATTGTGGATGTTGAAATTCCCACGAAACGCATTAGCGCCTAGACCAATCAATATTTGATGTGAAATTGTATCCTATCAAATGTTGTTATGAATTATAGTATGGTGGATAAACTAGTCATTTGTTCTGCGGTCAATGAATCGGGAAAAATTACGTCAAGTTCTAATATTAGATTTCCGACTGTTTGTTCTCGCGTCATTCCCATTCCGCGGAATACGTTCCGATGACCAGGTTTGATTACAGAAGGATTGTCTGTGTTATTCAGTCTCAGTCGTTTGCCGCTTAAATGTACAAACTCAATGGAAAACCCACATAGAGCTTCTTTTAACTGTATGGTTTGTTTATATATTAAGTCCAATCCATTCCGTTTAAATATAGAATTATTCGTTACCCGTGCAACAAGTTTGATGTCACCACGAATTGCCTGATTGACTATGTGTCCTTTTTCAGCAACAAGTATGATTTCATTGTTGTCGATTCCTTGTGGGATATTTACATATAATGTTTCCGTTTCAACTGTTTTGATGCCATTATTTAAAGACCATCGTTCAATTTCAACGGGCATTACACATCCCGAAAAACTTTGTTCAATGGTTAGCTCAATGTGCTTGACAATTGGTTCAGGTGGACGCATTGCGTGTGGGTCGCCGTGCTGCATATTGACGGGAACGCCTCCGCGAAATATTCGTATATTCGGTCCACCCATGCCGCCCATTCCTCCCATTCCTCCCATACCTCCCATGCCGCCATTGAACATCATATGAAACAGTCCGTTTATATCAGGAAAATCGCCAGGTCCACCCATATTATGAAATCCACCCATATTATGAAACTGTATGCCTTCATTCGGACCCATGTCATACGCTTGTCGCTTTGCATCATCACCCAAAACCTCATATGCTGCATTAATTTCTTGAAACCGAGACTTTGCATTTTCATCTGGATTTCTATCAGGATGATATTTCAATGATAATGTGCGATATGCCTTTTTTATATCAGAAGGAGAAGCATTTTTATCAATCCCCAGAGTATCGTAATGGGTTTTGGCTGACATTATTCAGTCTATCTATATTGTTATAAACAAGTGTTTATATATTAACAACCTGTTTATATATTAACAACCTGTTTATATATTACTTACCCCATATGGACATTTGAACCGCTCATTTTTTATTATGACTCTTCTTTTTTCCTCCAAACCAAAGTCCAGTCTGTTCATCTTCTGCATCCATATCGTCATTGAATCTGTTTTGGTTTTCAGTAATTTCTAATTGTGAGGATTGATCAACCTCATCAACTTCACTAAGACCTTCGCCTAATGGTTGGCGATACATGTTTTTTTCCATATTCTGTTTTTGTTTCTTCATATTGTTTTCATCTTTTTCGGCGTCCATTGCCTTCTGCTCAAGCTCATGCATTTCTTCTGCACGAGTACGCTTGCCATTGCCTCCTTTATTTACACGTCTATTTTTTCTAAATGTTTGATTTTGTCTTCGTTTTTGCGTATTATTACGTTTATTCGTGTTTGTGCGTTTTACGCGTCTACTAGTTTTCGTTTTACGACGAATGTCTCCCATCTATATTATATTATATATAGCGAAAAAAATACACGTTTTCATAATTCAATCGGTCTAACAAGAGTGTATATGTTAAACAAAAAGAATATATAAAGTAACGGATAGACAACATTATCCCGCATTGCCACAAATGTCTATTGCCGCTCGCCAAAATAATACCTTTATTGCCAAATATAAACCCTATTTTATTGACAATTTTACATTTGCGCCAAACATTATTGAAACGATTAAAGTCCTAATTAAAACCGATAATTTAAATACATTGTTTATTGGCAATCCTAGTTCTGGTAAAACGTCATTATTATTTGCAATCGTACGTGAATATTACCACTTAGATAAGAACGCGCCATTTCCTGAAAATAATATTTTATTTATCAATAATTTAAAAGAGCAGGGGATACAATATTTTCGCACTGAAATGAAGACATTTTGCCAATCACATTCCGCAATTTATGGCAGAAAGAAGTTGGTGATTATTGACGACATTGACAATATCAATGAACAAAGCCAACAAGTTTTCCGTAATTATATGGATAAACACAAGAAAACAGTACATTTTATATCCGTATGCACAAACATTCAAAAGGTAATTGAGAGCATACAATCAAGGACCCACATTATAAAGTTGTCGGCTACAACGAACGACCAAGTCGGGGAGATTATGACACGCATTATAGCAAATGAGAACATTCAGATAACAGAGGACGCAAAACAGTATATTGTATCCATGTCGCAAACGTCTATACGAAATATGATTAACTATATTGAAAAAATATTCATTTATGGAAAACCGATAGACTTGGAGACGTGTAAAAATATATGTTCCAGCATTTCATTTCAAAAATTTAAAACGTATATTGAGAACGTGAAACAAAACAACCTCCAAGAAGCTATTAATGTTTTGTACGATATTCACGACTATGGGTATTCAGTAATTGATATTTTAGATTTCTTTTTCACCTTTGTCAAACAAACAGACATTCTAGCCGAAAATGTGAAATACCAAATTATACCCTATTTATGTAAATACATAACGATTTTCCACGACATACACGAAGATGAGATAGAATTAGCACTATTTACGAACAATCTAATAGACATTATGAAGAAAAGTAAATAGCCAGCAACAATATAAACGTTTGAGTATCTATTGCAATAATGTCAGACAAGAAATCTGAAATTATTGATACTGCCCACCTAGATAGCGTGGTAACGTCGGTGCTGCACAAGTTTACTGATAGAGCAGTATTCGGAAAAAAGAAGTATGGAACCGACCTAGACCGAAAGGATTTATCTACGCACCAGTGGATAGAACACGCACAAGAGGAACTAATGGACGGCATTTTGTACTTAGAAAAATTAAAACAGCAAACGAGTATTGTACAACAAAAACTCACGTAAATTTAGCAAATAATATAATAAGCTAATATATATACACATTTTATCATCAACATGTCATCGCAAATATTTAAACAGCCAGTGCCACTTGAACTATTATATCAGTTGCTGGACCAAATCTGTTTAAAAACGAACAAATATTATGTAATTGATATGAATGCCTTTCGAAAAATGCAATTCATGCAACTGCATACAAAGTTTTGTTCAGACATTTTGCCGTATTACCATTTGGGAAAACAATTTTATATTAATCGCGAGATGACTTACAATTCATTTACCACGATTCTCCGACAAATTTGCAAATATCACGCGATAATGTTTTCCTCGCAAATAAAATATAACGAATCCAAATACAATATAAACTATCATATTTACCATAGCGACTAAAAGAAAAATATACAATCATACTATACAAGGAATATAATTATGTTGTTTAGTTCAAAGAATGCATCTACTTATATTTTAACAATCGGTACCATTTTTGTTGCGAGTTATTTCGCGAATGCCTACAAACAGGCATTTGAAACGAATGATGAATATGATTTAATACGCAAATATCTATTAAACGATTCGCCGCTCTATGGTTATAATCGCCCCAAACTGTGGATACATTCCAAATATGAGATAAACGCTCGCAAATGGAAGGATTTTTATTCACGCAACACCACTGACCTGAACCAACCATATATACACCTAACTATTAAAACAATCCTTGACCATTGTGCGGATGACTTTAATGTATGTCTTATAGACGACCAATCATTTAGTAAGTTAATTCCGTCGTGGGATATTGATATAGCTGCGGTTGCGGAGCCCAAGAAGTCCCAGTTGCGGGAACTGGGAATGTTGCAATTGATATATTACTACGGCGGACTCACTGTTCCCAACTCATTCGTATGTAAACACAGTTTAAAACCGATGTATGAGAAAGGCATCGCGAATGGAAACCCTTTTGTATGTGAAAACATTAACAGGACGGAAAATATTCTAGCATCTTCTCATAAAAAGTTATTCGCACCAGATACCTTATTCATTGGTGCAAAGAAAAACGATGAAACCATAAAGACATTCATGGAATATGCAAAGAAACAGAGCAGCAATACGCATTTTACAAATGAAATGAATTTTAACGGCACCAGCGCAAAATGGTGTGGATTGGCTATTACAAATAATAAAATGAATTTAGTGGGAGGCGAATATATTGGAGTTAAAACCGAAGACAATAAACAAATTTTATTAGAAGACTTAATGGAAGAAGCATATATAAAGTTCCATCCAGATGCATTTGGCATTTATATTCCAGCAGATGAAATCCTTAGACGCCCCAAGTTCCAATGGTTTGCAGTTATGCCATCAGAACAATTGTTAAAAACCAATCTAATTATTGCCAAGCATCTGTTGGATGCCATATCTGACGGCACAGACGAATACAAACAGACATCTGAAATACGCAGCGTAGTTGCAATATAAAAACAATATAATAATGCATATAAAGTATATGTATTATTGACAATATACATATACGAATGAGTTCTCCTGACGAATTGCAAGAAAATCAGAATAAATCGCATATAACGATTAATGAATTATATCAAAAATATGAATCCGACCCCTACATGATCTCCAAGATTACGTCGTATATATGCACACAATTGCCCAATATTTGCGAGAACATTAAATTAACCCATTATCAACGGGCGCTTCGTATGGAAGAGCTGAATACTGAACAAGACTCATTTATTCAGTCCTTTTTGACGAACAATCAATATTTTTATGCATCTGCTACCGACAAATATTTCTTTTATGACGGAATTCAATATCAAATTATTAGCGAAGACGACATTTTACATAAGGTTCTCTCTACCATTAGCAATGGTCGCAATTTGATGTCTTGGAAACAGCGAACTAAAATTAATATTATGAAACGCATTCGGGAAAACAGCCTCATTCAAACTATACCTGAATCGGAAACAATCCAGACTGTATTAGATGCTCTTTTTCCGTCTATATTTGCAACTCGTAACGAAGTAAAGTATTTCCTTACAATTATAGGCGATAATATACGCCGAAAGAACACGAATCTTATTCATTATATACCGCAAACTGCGAAGAACTTTTTGAGAGAACTGAATTCCGCATCACAGTTTGTTTTGGGTGTAAGTCTATTTCAAACATTTAAACATAAGTTTCATGAACATACATACAGCGAATGCAGATTGGTGAATATAAATGATATAGTCAAACAAGATAGCAGTTGGACAAATCTGATTAGTCAACACGCACTGGATATAATATGTGTTGCGTGTCACTATTCTAGTCGGTATGAATCATCCGACGATTATTTGTTAAAACACAGTCACGATATGGAATTAACAATGTCGGTTTGTTATTTAAAAGACAAGTCACAAGTGGATATTGTAGATCGGTTTATAACATCCTATCTGGACATTCATAAAAACTCCGTCGATGTTGCGAATGTAAATATAATAGATACGCAATCCATTCGCGGTACGCAGATTACTTGGAAAAATATGCAGTATTTGTGGAAACACTACTTGGATATGTGTGGGCTTCCGTCCGTGATGTTTCTGCTAACTTTTAAAACGATACTTACCGACAAATTAATGATGTACTACAATAAAGACCACGACACATTCATAGGCATATGCAGCAAACATTTGCCTGCCATTCAAACGTTTTTGTCGTTTTGGGATGAGACCATTATTACAGATGAAACCGAAACTGAATTTGAGATTGATGAGGTCGTAACCCTATTTAGAAGATGGTGCGAATTAAATAATCAGACGGTTACTACGTTAAATGACAAACAGATATTAGATATTATTGCGTATTTCTTTCCAGCAGTTGATATTGAACGGGATAAGTACTTGGCGGGCATTCGGTGTTCAATGTGGGACAAACAATTGGATATTCATATTGCGCTGGATAGCATGAAAGGAGTACTGAGAGAAACCCATACGAGAACCGAGAGGTCATTATCGCCATCAGTGAATCGCAATATAGCCATTTACGATGCGTACATTTTCTATTGCAAGTATTATACCAATAGTTCGGATACGTATCATCTCATTGTAAGCAAAGCATACTTTGAAAAATACATTTTTGATACGCAGATGCAATATGTAATTGACGACAAATTTCTGTCGTGCGATTGGTATCTAGTATAACGCCAAAACATTTACATTGTGAATAGAATAGCACTTTATTCACAATATTACGGACCAGCTACTTATTTCTTAGCTTTGCGCGTTCCATTCTTCTTAACATAGCCGAACTTGCCCTTCTTGGCGAAGTAACCCGCCTTCTCCAACCGTCTCTCCTTCTTGGCGGTAACGTGCTTGTCCGCAGATACAATGCGACCCCACTTGTTCATGAACAAGTCCTTAATAGTGAGTCCGCCAGCGGTCTTGTATGCAGTTCCGTTGTGCACCTGTGTGCGAGAACCGCGTAACTCGGGATAAGTCTTTCCTTTAACGTGGTATAATCCATCTGCTTGACGATCTGGGCGTTTCATTTTATACGTTATCATTAGAAAATAATATGGTTACTAAATATTTGGTACTTACATTATTTTCTTTTGTGGTTAGCCTTTTTCTGCTTATTCTTTTTATGTGTCTTGCGGCGTTTATTACGCATTTGTTTTTTCTGCGATTTTGTTCTTTTACGGGATTTACCCCCGCCTTCTTCATCTGAATCGCCAAATAAATTCTTTCTAGAATTCATCGATGGAATAGCAAGTTGACCACCTTCTTCATCTGAATCTGAATCGCCAAATAAATTCTTGCCAGAACTCAGTGATGGAACAGTGCTAGGATACACTTTAAGTTTTTGTTTTTTCTGCGCACGAGCATCAGCATCATTCTTGGCAAGTCTGCGTAGTTTTTGTTCATTTATAATTGTTCTTTCATCAATTGCATTTCCATTTACAGCGGTTAATTGACTTACAAAATTTACATTATTCTTATCGCATATCACGATTTCGCGATGAAACTCGCCGCCAAAATCAGTTTCCATAAAATCAGTCGCATAGCCTGGAAAATTTTTACAAATATACTTGGTAAGTTTTTTATCTGCCGCATCGTCAGAATTACGAACGCCGCCATTATATCCGTAATTTCGTTTCAATATTAATGGAATAACATCCATTACACGTTCACCATCAATTAATGTCTTGTCTTGCAATGCATTTTCATAGATTGTTTTCATCGACTTATCTAATGCAAGTAAATGAAGCTCTGAATTCGCGACAAATTCAAATGGTATTCCATAAGTAAGTGCAACGTCTGCGGTTTCCCCAAAAAATACTGGACCAGTTATATGTTCTAATGGGCTATTAGAATTAGGGGGAACGTCGCCCCTAAATAAACGTTTTCCCGCTGGAATTATATAGTATATTATACCGTCGACTGGTTCAGTCGCTTCAAGAAATGACGCGGCTGCCATATATCATATATGTATATAAAATTATCCTAGTCTTGATGCTGTTAAAAATGGTCATTACATCGTCGTTGTTGTTTGATTTTTAGCGCCATGTGGTTTTGCATTTCTTACATATTGGGCATATCTCATTGCCTTTGTAATGGATGGGTCATTTCCGCCAGTTGCCTGCTTTTCATATTGCACATTTGCATCAAGTGCTTGTCTGCCTTTATTTTCTGCGCACCATTGTAATATGTCAAACTTTCGTCGCGGCATATTATTGTTATATTATTGCTATATTTTTTAGTTCTAGAAAATTGAAGCGTTCTTATTGCAATATTAAATTGCATATAATCAATCGTTATTTATAATGACTTCAGTTACCGTTTCTACCGACCTCGCCAAGCAGTATCAGCGCAAAACCGATAAACAACATATCTTGGACAATCCAGATACGTATATCGGTTCCGTTGAAAATGTGGATGCGCAGTTGTGGGTGTATGATGACGCTACCAACCGAATTGTTCTGCGTGATGTAGAATACGTGCCTGGACTCTACAAGTTGTTCGATGAAGGCATCGTAAATTGTCGTGACCACGTGATTCGTATGATACATTCAAACAATTTGGAAAAAAAGTTTGTCACCTACATTGAAACCCAAGTTAGCGATGATGGCACAATTACTATGACCAATGACGGCAATGGCATTGACATCGCTAAACATCCTGAATATGATGTCTGGATTCCCGAGATGGTTTTCGGTCAATTACGCACATCTACAAATTATGATAAAACAGAAAAACGTATCGTCGGTGGCAAGAACGGGTTTGGGTTCAAGTTGGTTCTAATCTGGTCGTTGTATGGTCGTGTAGAAACGATTGACCACGTTCGTGGATTGAAATACGTGCAGGAGTATCACAACAACTTGGATACTATCTCCCCGCCGATTATCACAAAGGTGCCCAAGACAACTAAACCATATACAAAAGTTACGTTCAAGCCCGATTATCGCAGATTGGGCGTGCAAGGACTCACTGCGGATATGCTCGCTCTTCTTAAAAAGCGTGTGTATGACATTGGTGCGGTTACTGACCATTCAATCAAGAAGATTAAGGTTATGTACAATGACGTTCAAATCCCAGTAAAAAACTTTCAGCAATACATTGACTTGTACATCGGAGCAAAGGACGATGCTAAACGTGTATATGAAGCACCCGATGAACGCTGGGAATATGCAGTTGCACTGTCTCCCACGCACGAATTTCACCAAGTATCATTCGTAAATGGCATCTGCACTTTCAAAGGCGGAAAGCACGTTGATTACATTGCGGGACAAATCATAAAGAAATTGTGCGACTACATTGAAAAGAAAAAGAAGATTAAGGTGAACCCATCCGCAGTCAAGGAACAAATTATGCTGTTCTTGCGATGCGACATTGAAAATCCTGCGTTTGACAGTCAGACGAAGGATTTTATGAACACCCCGCAAGCCAAGTTCGGGTCATCTTGCAATGTATCCGATGGATTTATTGACAGGGTTGCTAAACTTGGTGTAATGGATACTGCTTGTTCGTTGACCGAGGCAAAGGACAATAAGTTGGCCAAGAAGACCGATGGTTCCAAGACACGCACCGTACGCGGGATTGCCAACTTCATAGATGCGAATTTGAGCGGAACCGCACAATCCAAAGACTGCGTGCTCATTCTGTGTGAGGGACTTAGTGCTTTGTCTGGAATTGTATCTGGCTTGTCTAGTGAAGATAGAAATACCATTGGCATCTATCCGTTGAAGGGAAAGCTGTTAAACGTTCGTGGGGAACAGATCAAGAAAATCGCTGAAAACAAGGAAATTGGCGATATTAAAAAGATTCTGGGATTGGAAACGGGCAAGGAGTATGTTGATATGGAGGACGTGAATAAGAATCTCCGTTATGGAAAGATTATGTATATGACGGATCAGGATTTGGATGGTTCGCATATCAAAGGTCTTTGTATCAATCTCTTCCATAGCGAGTGGGCATCACTTGTAAAAATCCCTGGCTTCATTTCGTTTATGAATACTCCCATCTTGCGCGCAAAGAAAGGCACCCAAGTCAAGTTATTCTATAATGACGGCGAATATCTTACCTGGAAAAATTCTTTTGAAAATGGTGCACCGACTGGATGGACGATTAAGTATTTTAAGGGATTGGGCACATCTACGTCCGCCGAATTCAAAGAATACTTTGCAAACAAAAAGGTGGTAGATTTCGTGTATTCTGGGCAAACCAGTGATGACACGATTGATAAGATATTTAATAAGAAACGCGCAGACGATAGAAAGACGTGGTTGGAGCAGTATGATAAAAATGCATATCTTGATACTAGCCGTTCGTCGGTTCAGTATGAGCAGTTCATCAATCAAGAAATGATTCATTTCAGTACGTACGATTGTGCGAGGTCTATCCCCAATATGGTGGATGGTCTTAAAATCTCGCTACGTAAAATTCTATTCTCTGCGTTCAAGCGCAAGCTAACGAGTGAAATAAAAGTCGCTCAATTCTCTGGGTATGTTTCTGAACACAGCGCGTATCATCATGGAGAGGCTAGTTTGAATGGCGCAATCGTCAATATGGCGCAAAATTTCGTCGGTTCAAACAATATCAATCTATTGGAACCAAATGGACAATTTGGAACAAGATTGCACGGCGGTGACGACAGTGCGTCGGAGAGATATATCTTTACTATGCTAAACCCGCTCACGCGGTTTATGTTCCCAGAAGTAGATGACATGGTACTTACGTATTTGGACGACGACGGCACGATTGTTGAGCCCGACTTCTATGTTCCGATTATTCCGTTCGCGCTTCTAAATGGCATCTCTGGTATCGGCACGGGTTTCTCGTGTAGCATTGCCCCATACAATCCGACCACTATCATTCGTTATTTAAAGGCAAAACTTACGAATGCGGATTGCAGTGCAATTGACTTTGTGCCATACTACGAGGGGTTTGCTGGAACAGTTAGAAGGATCGCAGACCAAAAGTACTTGGTGAAGGGTGTATATGAAAAGATTGCGGAAGATAAGATTCGCATCACGGAATTGCCAGTGGGCACTTGGACAATGCCTTACACATCATATTTAGAAACTCTGGTAGATGGTGCGCTAAACGCAAAGACTGGAAAGAAATCGCCGCCGCTAATCAAAGACTTTACATCGGTATCTACGGAAGTGGCAGTAGACTTTGTCGTGGTGTTTGGTCGTGGGCAGTTGGCGGAACTAGAAGCGAGTGTGGATGACAATCAGTGCAATGGTGTAGAAAAACTATTGAAGCTGACGACAACCGTTAGTACGACAAATATGCATATGTTTAATTCCGAATGCAAGTTGCATAAGTATGCAGACGTCAATGAAATCATTGACGACTTCTATGGAGTTCGTTTAGGATTGTACAAGAAGCGAAAGGACTGTCTGATTGTAGATATGGAAAAACGTCTGGTCCGTCTATCAAATCGGGCAAAGTACATACAAGAAACATTAAATGGTACGATTGACCTTCGTCGCAAAACATCTCAGGTGGTGAATGATATGCTCACCGAGAAGGGTTATGTGATGATTGATGGAGATTTCAAGTATCTCGTAAAGATGCCGATGGACTCGGTCACCGAAGAAAACGTAGCGAGCATTATGAAGGAGAAGGAAGCCACTGAAACGGAATTGTCGGTTCTGAGAAAAACGTCGCTAGAAAAGATGTGGTTGTCTGAACTGGATAGTTTGGAGAAGGAATACACAAAGTATAAGGCAAAGCGTGAAAAGATTCAGGCGGGGGATCCGACCAAAAAGGTGAGTGCAGGAGGCGCAAAGGTAGTAGTGAAGCGCAAGACAAAGTAATTCGGAACTATTCTACGGTTACCACTTTTGCGAGATTCTTAGGTTTGTCTGGATTGATGCCACGCAATACTGATATTTTGTATGCGATTAATTGTAATGGAATAATACTTAACAAAGAAGAAAAAGATTCATTGTGCGGAATATATATTGTATTTTCTTTTTGCATATTGGCATTATTCGTTATAAATATAATGGGGCTTTTTCTAGACGCAACTTCTTCATAACAATTCAATACTTTGGGTTCATATTCCACGTTATTATTTAATAGAATTAACGGCATATCTGGTCCCAATAATGCAAACGGACCATGTTTTAATGCACTTGACGAAAATCCTTCGCTATGAATATATGCGATTTCTTTAATTTTTAATGCACCTTCGTGAGCGATTGCCTCGTCGTTATTTTTACCCAATATAAACAAATTGTTATACTTAGACAATATATTAACTGCATTATCAACTGACGAATATGCAACGTCTAAGCATTTTGTAAAGTCCGAACTTAGGTTTTGTAAATCTGTTATAATATGGGTTCTTATGTGTTTGTTTATATTTCTATCTTGACTAAACCATAATGCAGACAAACATAAACAAATAACTTGTGTTGTAAATGCTTTGGTAGACGCCACCCCCATTTCACGTCCAGCATTGCAATATATTCCAAAATCCACTTCTCGTGCAATCAATGAATCAACCACATTAATTACTCCCATCGTTATAACATTCTTGTTCTTTGCAATATTAATACACCGATGTAAATCTTTGGTTTCCCCTGACTGGGATACGAAAATAATTAACGTTTCGCCCTTTACGGGAATGTCGTGTTCGTCGAAATCGGCGCCATCGTACAATTGTATTGTATTGAAATTTCCTAATTTTTTAAAGAAACTTTTCCCATACATACAAGAGTAATATGACGTGCCACAGCCCAATAGAATAATGTGTTCTATATTTTGTAACTTCTCCTTGTTCCGATCTAGTCCACCCAATTTGACCAGATTATTTGACAAAATGCGTCCTCCCAAGTTAATAGAATTCAATATTTTTTGTGGTTGTTCGTATATTTCCTTTAACGTCCAGTGTTCATATGGCGATGGAGTTAGTTCCACATTGTCCAGTGTAATTTTTTTAGATTGGGTTTTTATTTTATAATCTATTTTAATCCGATTCTTTGCATCAACGCTTATTTCGCACACATCATCATTATTCAAAGTAATGTATGTATTTACCTTTTTGCAAAATCCACTTTGTTCGGATGTAATAATGCAATAATCATCGTTATGTCCAATTAATAACGGACTGCCGTTGCGAACACAATATAACTTGGAAGGTTGTTGTTTATGTATAATGACTAATCCATATGTTCCACTTAACATTTCTATTGTTTGTTTTATCGCTTTAATTGTCTCCAATGTTTCTTTATAATTTTCTTCTAATAAGTTGGCAATGACTTCGGTGTCTGTCTGACTATAAAATGTATATCCCTTTGAAATTAACACGTCTTTTAATGATTGATAATTCTCTATAATTCCATTGTGCACAATTATAAATTCTTCGTTATTTGATTGGTGTGGATGTGCATTAATATCAGTTTTAGCGCCGTGTGTCGCCCAGCGATTATGTCCAATGCCAACCGTATAATTTTTATTTTCTAAATTCATCTTATTCAATCTATCTAGCGCATCAAGTGAATCCTCGGATGCATACTTTTCAAATAAATAATCATTGTTTTGGTTTGCACAATAAATCCCAGCGGAATCGTAGCCTCTATTTTGCAATTGCATGAGCCCGTCTAATATGAATTGAATAATATTGATCGTGGATTCTTTGCTTAAAATTCCGTATATGCCACACATATTTTACATAAGTTTACACAAAATTTTGCGCATTCAAACACACGTTCCATATAAACAACGTATGAAAGGCGAAAGATAAAATATGTGTGTAAATAATATACATATTTTATTGTACAATGGACTATGAACTTATTGCAGCAATGAGCGAAAATTACGTTATTGGTTACAATGATAAGATGCCGTGGCATATTCCCGAAGACCTCAAATTTTTCAAACGCATGACTTTGAACTCCATTATTGTTATGGGGCGAAAAACATTTGATAGTTTTCCAAATGGCCCATTGCCAAATAGGGTTCACGTAGTTATTACCAGAACGCCCGACCTTTGCTCCAATAAAGAGGATGTGATATATTGCACATACGAAGATGCGAATCGCGCGATTGACCATCATCGGAGAGCTGGTCAGAAAGTATTTATCATTGGAGGTGCCGAAATATATAAATTGTTTTTAGATTCTTCCGCAGTGCTACACATAACATTGATTGATGAATCGTTTGTTGGTGATACATATTTTCCTTATACTGTTGATGAACTGTTAGAGTACGGTTTCTCAAAATGCAATGTTAGCAGCGTCATTACTTCCGAATTAAATAATATCAATTTCCAGCATTATACCTTTACTCGTAATGTAAACGAATTATGCTAACTCACGCATGTGCCAATGATAGCTTAGATACACATATGGTACGACACTACAGTCGGTATTAATAGTAATGTTAAATACTTTGACGTCTCTCCATTCTAATTCTCGAATCATTACTTGATCGCCGTGATTTTTCAATATATAATTAAAGTATATCTCATATTCAGATGCACCAGATCCATTGATTTCAGTAGCCAATTTAATAAATACATTATAGAATAAATCGTGGTGCGTGGTTTCTACTAATTCAATTAATTCTTTTACATATTTGGTTTCAAACATCATATGATGACATATGCCAGATTTGAGCCCAGTTACATCTGGAATGTTAGCTAACGCTAGCATGTGGTCATAATATGGTTTATGATAAATTGTACCAAAATTGTATAAACATTTGCCATTTTCAATAAATGTCGTAGGTTTTAAAAAAAAGGTATCGCTATCAATAACCAAGTATTTGTCTAATATATTTGGTATTGCTATTCCTGCATATAATTTCAATAATTGCTGCAAATACCAGCCATTCCTACTCAATTTGCCGTGAAATTTAGCAACGGTATCTACTGTAAACGGAAAAATGTTTTCATTAATTGTAATACATCCTTCCAAAGTTATAGTTGGGTCATAGCATATCAAATAGATATTTCTATATCCGATAATATTTTTTTTAGTAAATTCGATTTGTTTTGTTACTATTTCTCTATCTTCGGGACCTACTGGAATTACAATGTCAAACAAAGGATTGAAATAAGTATTAAAATATTTTTTAAATGTATGCAATCTTACTTCGTTGCTTCTTCCAGCCAAATGAAATACAAGAGGCTTTTTTGAAAATCCCGACAATTCATTTTCATAAAAATGCTGTAAGATGCCATATTCTAATGAAACCGAATTATTTTTAATATCTAAAATATTTTGATTAAACATGTCTATTAATACGCCTTGATCCCACCATCCAGGATATGAGTTGTTGACATATAAATCATTGTCGTATGCCCATTTATGTAAAAAATCAATGCTGTATTGGGTGTTTTTAACAATAAAAATGCCTGTATTTATGTTATTGTTACCAATATCGTTACTAAAAATAAAATTATAATCAATATTTTCCTTTATAATATCAATTATATTTGTTGCATCATTATATAATAATGCATCTGCATCAATCCAGATTAAATAATCATACTTTTCTATATTGTCTAATATTAATGGCAATCTTGCCCAAGCGGAATGTCTTCTAAAATATTTATTTGTATGTGATACGATGATATCAATGTTATATTTTTCACAGTATTTTTTATTTATTGCATAATTTATATCGCCATAATTTTTAATCACGTCGTCATAGAACATTAATAGACAAACCTTCATCTTATCTGTATGTATCAAGTATAACTACACGCATTTATATAGTTTGAATGATTTTAAATTACATCAAACTAATCTATAAAATTGATTCCGTGCGTTGATAATTATATGATAGTATATTACAGCAACTGAATACAACATACCATGCCTGAACGTTGGGAACAACCACGCAAAACAAAGAAGGACAAAGCTCGTCGCAATGAAGAAATCTATGGTAAGTATAGTCCGAAACACGTACGTATGAGCGAAGCGTTAGCTGAAAAACGTATATCTGAACAAAATAAATACAAAGATGTTAAAGAGCCTGCAATTGAAAATCCAAATAAAAAATAATTTTATATACAGACGTAATCTTAACTATATTTAAGCATATTTTTTTCGGCATAACACACAACAATCGCCTGTATGTTTGTTGTGCGTTATATTACTGACAAAACACCCAATGCATGTCTTATGTCCACAAGTGGGTATTACATAGCCCTTATCACCAAGTACTTCATAACATACTGGGCATTCTACTTCCACAATCGCCATTCGTAGTGTTATTTCTAGTTCTCTGCATTTTGTGAGACAGTTCGTTATATCTATCTTTGGAATTGGTTGCAATGTTATATGTTTTTTTATGGGGGATAGCTCGGTCGGACGATACGGGAAGTCCATTAATGCTGTATGCGAATAGCTTGACTTTTTCATATTTAATTGCATTATAGTCAAGATAGTCAATACACGTCAATTTTTTAGGCAGTTGTATACACAACTGTAATAATGTGGGCGTAACTATTTAGAAATTATCTTCTATCTATATTTTATATCTACTATTATGAGTTTTTTAATGTCAGCATTCGGACGAAGAAGACCGTCAGTGGGTGCGCCAGTTCAAAGTGTCCCCGTTCAATCTGCGGCGCTTGAAAATAAAGTAGAGGTGGCTGCTGCGGTAGCGGTCGTTGAAACAGTAACCGCCAATGCATTCGATGAAGTTGCCGCTGCTCACGCCAAGGCCGATGAGGAGGCTGCTGCTGCTGCCAAGGCCGCCGAGGAAGTTGCTGCTGCACAAGCTGCGGAGGAAGTTGCTGCTGCCAAGGCTGCGGAGGAAGTTGCTGCTGCCAAGGCTGCGGAGGAAGTTGCTGCTGCCAAGGCTGCGGAGGAGGCTGCCGCTGCACAAGCTGCGGAGGAAGTTGCTGCTGCCAAGGCTGCGGAGGAGGCTGCCGCTACACAAGCTGCGGAGGAAGTTGCTGCTGCCAAGGCTGCGGAGGAGGCTGCCGCTGCACAAGCAGCGGAGGAGGCTGCCGCTGCACAAGCTGCGGAGGAGGCTGCCGCTGCACAAGCTGCGGAGGAGGCTGCCGCTGCACAAGCTGCAGAGGAGGCTGCTGCTGCACAAGCTGCGGAGGAGGCTGCCGCTGCACAAGCTGCGGAGGAGGCTGCCGCTGCACAAGCTGCGGAGGAAGCTGCCGCTGCAAAGGCTGCGGAGGAGGCTGCTGCTGCAAAGGCTGCGGAGGAAGCTGCCGCCGTTCAAGTGGTTTCTGAATAAATATATTACACTAAATGCTGATTATTATCAATAATGTCGATAACCTTGATAATAATGAAATGAATATTTAGAACCATTTTTTAAGTTCCAATTGCTTATATTGACGATCGTGATGTCTGGGAAGTTCCAGAGGCACCACTAATGTGCTCTGGTCTTGGCAGTATTTTAAATAACCAACGGTTTCATTGTAAACCGTTGGTACTGCATAATCCAATACCAATTTGTTTAGACGCTCCACCTGCTCGGTTATTTTATCTGTACGATGTTCGGCGTACTGTAAATACGTGCTGCGCATAATAACTTTCAACGTATCTATGTTCTGTGGCGCAATTATATATTTCTCATCAGACGCTTTATATACACCCGCACGTAAACCGTTCTGCACAATTTGAATATTCTCCTTAGAGAAGAATACTTGTGCTAATACATTATTTTCCCACGTTCCACTGATTGCCTCGCGGTATTCAGTTGGCCTGTTTTTCAATGCAATCTTTTCTTGCATCTTAAATATAATATCTGGCGATGGCGGCTCAACAATGTTAACACGTCCATTGTATCGTTCGGCTTCAAGAATTCGTTGGTTATTATTGATATTGTCAGGTTTTAGGATGGACATTTTATTATATATTCTTTCATCAGAAATAAATGTGCCAGGTCCGAGAACACTAAATACATTTAGTGCGAATAAAAATGTATAAATACTGTATAATGGAGAGTTTCTATTGGATAGTTTTAGTTGTTGCGATAATAGCACTTATAGGAGCATTGACATATGTTGGTATATTAATGACCTACTATACAAAGAAAGACGCTGTATACCCACCAGTCGCGTCTTCTTGTCCAGATTTTTGGACAGTATCTGCGTCAAGTCCCGCCAAGTGCAATATTCCAGCGGGAGATGCAGCTGGAATAAAAAACATTGGTTCATTATACGAAACTACCACAAGCAGTGACGGCAAGCCAGTGTATACACTTAAATTGTCGACTGCCAACACTCCTGGGCTTGATGCAACCAAGAAGACAGTCGATTTCTCGGCTGCCGAATGGGGCGCAGGCAGCGGAGCAGTTTGCAAAAAATACTCGTGGGCAAACCAGAATGGGTTAATATGGGATGGCGTGTCCAACTACAATAGCTGTTAGAACCGTATAAAATCATATTATTACGTAAATGCGCGTAATATGATTGAATCTAAATGTTAAATTTAATAACCCGTTGTTGTTCTCCTGATGAATAATCTAATTGTGCAATAGATGCAGGTCGTTGGAAAAGAGTATATAATGGCAATCGTCCAGGTGTTTCTAAACTTTCATCGGACATCACCATTTCCATAATTTGATGTCTTAGCATCCGAATGTTACGTGCTTCGGGTATGATGTCTTTGATTTGAAGGTCAACAGCAGACTTTAACATCTCATAATTGTTTGTCTTGTTGTATTCCTCTACGAATCCGCGGCTCTTCTCAATCATCTTAAATAGGTGTTCGGATTTCGTTTGGATTATGCTTTCACGCGATTCGTTGTGATACAATTCGTTGTATTTGTCTAAATAAGACTTGTAGAAAGCACTATCTGCATTGTACAGTTCAAGTTCCTTATTAAATAATGATACCGATTTCTCTTCGCTGATGTAATTAAACAAGGTGTCTAGTTTTTGTCTGATAATAGTATCTTTTACCGTATCAAAGTCTTCTTTTACCATATCAAACAAATATTGAAATTGGGTTAGGGATCCTGGGAATATTTGTATATCAAGAGAACACGGACTATTCGGGTCGCCGCAAATTGCTTCATATCGGTTCTCGTTTCTGCTGAATTTCGTTCCGACTGGACGCCTGCATTTAATGCATTTGGGTTTTATTTGCAATACGTTGCGCTTTGCCAATTTCTTGTTCGGTTCATTCTTATACACTTTGCGTTTTGCGTTCATAATATCCATTTCATATTGACTTTTCAATTTAAAATATTCGTTGAGAGCGTCCTTATAGTTGCGCTGTTGCTCTGCTGCACTGTCATCCGCGGGTTGTTTCGTAATCGCATCCACATTAGAGTTTCGGAATGTAATGCTCGGATTGTTCTCATATTGGATATCAATCACGCTCTCTGGTAGGTTCTCAATTAATGTAATATTATTATTAGATGCATGTAACTTTGTCAATTGGTCAACATTTGCCAAGTTCAGGTATTCAATTTGGTTAAATTCGCATACAATTTCCTTCAAACTTTTGGGTAGGTTCTCAATGGTCTTAATTTTATTATGTGAAATATTAATCGTTTCTAGTTTTGTCAAATATGAAATGTCTATTTCTTCAATGATATTCGCTTCCACGTTCAATTGTATGAGTGACTTGGGCAGCGATTCCAATTTTAATATTAGATTGTCGCGACATTGCAGCGTTTCAATATTTTTGGGCAATACAATAGATGTAATTTCGCCCTTGCCGAGAACAATGTGTTTAATTTTACCAAACCCCATTTCGGTGAGAACCGACAGATTCAGGTCGCCGTGCAACGGGGCATTTATGCGTAAAGTATTTACTTCCTTGGAATAGTTTTCTAAAATATCCAATAGTTCAGTTTGTGCGATGTTATTTTGTTTTATAACTTCATAGTGTTTGTCCTTGTTTAGTGTCATTCTGTCTGATATAGATACTATTCAGAAGAAAATTGTGTGTATTATCCTTGCGCAAACGGCAAATTCGTTAGACGGGTAATATGTTGGTTCTCGGTATTTTCAACCTCATCTTTATAGTATCTAATCTTGGACATGACGTATTGCTGGTCACGCATTAGCTTTTGTTGGCGTTCATAATCGGTTGGTTTATTTGCGCTACATCTATATAATATAGTGCCTACCACTGCGACAAATAATAAGAAAATTCCAATATTAAACACATAATAGTATATATTTACTCGATTGGCGTGGCATTGTTTTAACGTATTAAACAGGTAATTTTTGGTGGTTGCTTAATAAGAGACGGTTGGT